AAATTTTTGAAAGCTCGTCTTGTTGACGAACGGTTCACACCGTCCGTCCCCTACGCTGGCTTTCAAAAATTTATTCGTCATGACACAGCTTACTCTTATTTCTGATTCCCGTATGTCTTTATAAATTCTTCCACCGTCACACAGGATTTTTGATTTTTCTCTGCTCCTCCAAACGGATCATAGTTCCAGTCACTTTCTTCGTCGATATACCGCCGTCCATCATCGGGCAGTTCCAACGGCTCTGCAAGAATTATCGTACCCCAATGATTGACCATGATAAACGGCGCGATCTCACAAGGAATCCCCCGGCAGTCATCATCATGCCGCACATCGTAAGCGTATAGAACATCCGGGACAGTATCCCTTTTGATACGGAAACTGGTGAATAATGCAGGCTTTCCGCAGACAGTGATTTCTTCATAGTGTTCGGTCATAGCATTGCAAGACATATAAATTCTCTCCTTTATGCTGCATTAAACCGGGTAGCCTTGTAGCAGTCCGCGCACATTCCATCATGGGTGTTTGCAAACTCTGCCGCCTGCATGATGGAACCATCCTTCAGCTTGACCCGTTTGATAGGCTGATTACAGCGGACACAGATGCAGGGCATGGGCGGCTTCTCCCGTTTTTGGCCGGTGGATTTCGGCTTCGGTTGCTTTTTCGGTTCTGCGTCCAGCTGCGGTGCAGCATCTTCCGGCAAATCCTCCCCGGCATAGACATACAGGCCCAGACCAAACATGGCGAGGTTTTTTACCAAACAGCGCATGATGGCCTTGTTTACATCAAACATGGATGCGGCTTCTACGGTGCGTTCTTCCATGCCAACTTTCTCACGGCGGCGGGTTTGCGGGTTGTATTCCCACTTTGGAGTCGTATAGGTATAAGGCACAGCTTTCATGGCTTTATTTGCGCCATCCAGTACCGGAAGCCACATTTCATGCGAAATTCCCTCAATCGTGACGGAAGTGTACACCATGAAGCCGGTTATAGGGTCATAAACATAGGGTAGACCGTTGAATTTCTTGACCTCGTAGCTGGCAGCGGGGTACAGCTTCTTCACCTCAGCCCAAGCATACGCCCAGCTTACATATTTCAACTCTGTATTGCCGGATTTTTTGACTTCCAGATGGTCTTTGAAGTCGATTCCGAATAATTTCTCAAATGGATTTTCCGTAGCCATATAGACCTCCAAGAAAAAAGGCGGCAGGGAACGCACTCCCTGCCGTCTGATACAAAATTTATGCCGCATGAATAATGGTGAATCTGCGGCTGCTCACGTTCTTGCTGTACTGGTTGAAAATATCAGGCTGTTCTTTCTTCAAGCGCTGGGAATCTACACGCTTGCTTTCGGAAGATACCCATGATACCTTATAGCCAGGAGCTGTACCGTAAGCAGCATCCTGCATTTTCAACTTCACCTGCTGCTCAATGGCAGTCTTTTCCTGTTCCAGCTGTTCAATCTGATCAGAAAGTTCCTGTCGCTTATCCAGCAGACTACGGACAGGATTCAGATCAGCTGTTTTACCCTTGTCGGCATCTGCGTACATCTGGTTGATCTGCTGCGTATCACCCTCGCTGCCGGTCGGCGCAGGCGGAATTTCGGGCATCACATTGTATTTCCAGAAATACTCTTCTTCGGCAATGAGGTTATCCAAAACAGCCCTATCACTGATAATTTTATGAATTATCAGTTCTTTTCCAAAAATCAGAGCCGCAATGTACCAGCAGTCGAAACCGCTGACAGCAAGGTAGTGGTTGACCTGCGCCATGTAATGTGCAGGGATTTTGCCATCTGCCCACTTATCTGCGGAGAAGGGCGAGACTGTCTTGCATTCCAGTCCCGCCTTCTGCCCAACGATCAGACGGTCAAAGTCTGCCAGAAGCAGAGGGTGTTCCTCGCTCTGGTAGATGGCATTTGCACGGCGTACCTTCAGGCCAGTTGCTTCGGTAAATCGCTGCGCCACATACTCTTCCAGATCGCGACCCTGCCGCATGGCCTCGTTGTCGATGTTTTCAACGGTATCGCTGATTTTATCGTGATAAACCTGAAATGCAGAACGGTACGGATTCAGGCCAAGGATGGCACCAGCGTCAGTGCCAGTAATGCCGCACTTGCGATAGCGCAGCCACTCTTCTTTGGATAAGTTCAGCGTAGATACAAGCCGCTTCATGCGCTTTTCATCCTCTCTTTCATCATAGATTCGGTAATTGTGAAGTCGTATTCCACCAGATTTTTCATAATGGTGGAAAAGTCGTCAACCAGCGAATGACCGGATCTGAGCCACAGCTGATAGAGAAAATCCAGAATATTGCCCTGTACCCGCAAATGGTTCCAGTAACGCCCATTCAATCTGCCCTCGGAATCCAAGGTCATAAGGGCGGTACAAATCGTGCTCTTGATCGTGATCTCATAGGCCAAGGAGATGCTAAGGGCAGGAGAATTTTTCTTGGCATCATTGAGGAACGCAGTAAATTCCCGGAAGATGCGGTTGTTTACATCATTCATACGTTCTCCTTTAAGCTGCTGCCAGCACCATCTTATAGGCTTTGTCGATCATCGGGTTGCCCTCTGCGGTGCGCAGGAACAGATTTTCGTTGTAGTTCCGGGTCTTACGGATAGGGTCTGCGTGGGTGGCAAAATCCGAAACAGCATTCACAAACCGCCAGCCGTTTTTACCAACCCATTCCAGATCAGGCGCATTGTAGTAGCGGGCCTTCAGATCTTCCTGCAAACGCAGGTTGTTCTTCCGCTGGCCATCGGTCAAATCTTCGGTGATAGGGAAGAACTCATTGATGAACTCCTGCACTTTGCGGTCGGACAGTTTGATGGTGGTCAGCTCATGGATGCCTTTGCCCAGTTCTGCCATATAGCCGTTGGCAAGCTGCAAGGTTTCGCGGGCATCCTGCACCCGGAGCAGAACATTTTCGGTGTGGCGGGCAGTCCAGATACGCTTTGCAGAGCTGAGCGCCAGATTCAGGGTGTTCTGGCAAACCACACGAACCGGGGTCATAGCAACCTTGACACCAGAACTGCCATCGTGACTGTTGAAAAACACAAGATATGGGGTCACTTCATCACCTGCGATAATGTATTTCTCAGGCAGCTTCGCCAGCATCCAGACCTTTTTGCCGCCTTGCAAAGAGCCAGCGGTTTCATAGGTAACGCCTTCACCCAGCAGATCATCCGTGAAACGGAATGCTTCCTCGTTCTGCACAATGCGGTAGCGGTCAGACACGACACCAAGCACGGCATCATCGGTGCTGCGGACATTAGCACGATAACCGGGAATCATAGCACCAGTGCCGGAATAGATATTGCGGCTCTCCACCTGCCAATCCAGACCGGCCAGCTCTAAGGCTTCGCGGCTTGCAGGGGCATCCATCACGATACGGCCAAGGCCATGCCAAGGAGTTTCGCGGACAGAGAACATGGTTTCAACATTTGCAGACATAATCTTTACCTCCAAAATTTTATTTCTGATTGATATTCTTACTTCTTTTCGATCTGATGTGCTGTCCAGACAATGATCTTTGCAGCCCCCTTTCCTACCGCTTTCACCACCTCTACCAACACTTTTTCCAAAATTTCAGTCATTGATTTTTCCTCCGTTTTTCTGTAAAAAGTAAAGACCTGTAAGCTTCAGAATTTGCTTACAGGTCTTTCTATCCAAGATTATAATATATAACTATATCTGAATCAGATACGCTTAGCTTGTGCCAAGTGTGTCAGATGTGTCAGTGTTTTTACAAATCAGCCCTACACTTTCATGTTTTCCGGGCATTTTAGGGGTAAAATATAAGTATATATGGGATTTATTTTGAAAATTTCTGACACAACCGGCACAGCCGACACACTCTCTTACCTTTGAATTTTCGACCGGATACCCACAACTACTGTGAGATCATGCCATTCATTTTTACGGATTCCCTGATTGCGGGACGCTTTGAATGCTTTTGCTTCCTCGAATGAAATCGAAAAGCGAGCCATTTCGATAAAGCCATCCATCGTATATGCAGCGGTATTTCTCCCCTGCAACTCTGACAGCTGAAAATCAAGCACCCAGCGAAACTCTTCATTCGTCATCGGCGTGATCTGTGCCACGCAGCTGTTGATAAGTTCCCGATTGACCTCGTTCTCCGATGCCTGCTGCCACTCATCCAGCTTCTGCGAAATCAGGTTCATGTCCAACGCTCCGCTGCATTCATCCTCCTGTTCTACGCTCTCATACTGGGACTGCAATTCTGCAATCTGCTCGTCCAGACCTTTGCGGCGTTCCAGAAGTTCCTGTTTGGTAATGACGCCATCCGCGCACATATCAATGTACTTAGCTAATCTCTCTTTCTGCCGGGCAATGCTGTTCTCCAGCATTGCCTTCTTAGAAATACGGACGCTTTTCTCTTCTGCCATACAGCGGTTCAGGATTTTATAGACCTCTTTGACCGTCTTACCTTTGTCAAAGGTAAGATGCTGGAGCACCTTCTCTGCCATCAAATCCAGCTTCC